AGTCGCAGCCACCAGAGTAATCACCGCCGCCAGAATAGTCGCAGCCACCAGAGTAATCATCTCCGCCAGAGTAATGATGATAAGATCCATCATAAACGCTAGAGTCAATCCAATAGGGGTCATTGGATGTGACAACTGTGGGTTTGCGACTAGAAGTGTTCTTCTTCTTTTCTTGGTTCAATGAAGCCAATACTAGTAGAAATACCATAAAGAAAATAGCGATGGTAGGAACCATCAAAGAAAAGTCAGTCATCAGAAGATTCCGAAGAAGAGTTTACCAGTGAGAGAATAAGAAATGATGCCAGCAACAACACCGACCATACACCATAGTCCATTGTATCTTTCTTTTACTTGATTTGGGGTTAGCATTCCATAATTCTCATAATACACGGTAGGTTCTTTAGCAAAAAGATTCATCTTTCCAGTATCATCGGTAGTAACGGTCATTTTAAAATTGTAAAGAACTATAACAGTATATAGCATGAAGGTTGTTTTGTCAAGAGGGGGTTGTCATGAAACGCTAACCTTGGGTGGATAAAGATTCAGTAACACGTCTTAAATAAGGATCATAATTCATAAATTGTTGTATATTCATTGACGAACCTTGATTCTTCCAAAAATTTAAAAGAGCATCATGTGGTCCTTTATGAAAAATATCTAAATGCTCTGGGTGAATAGCAGATCCCAAGTTTAAATTATATAAAAATAAAGGTATTGTATATGTTTTACCAGTTTCTAGAATTGTATCCTCGGATACTGCTCTTGGTTTAACGCCGTTATCTAATTTATACTTATCACCTTTCACATGATGTTTCATAAGTTTTGCTGCATGGTGTCGTGTAATTAAATATATTGCAGCTGAAAAATCATTAATAAATTTTAAATGCAATTGTACATGTATATCACCTGTACATATAGTTGTGAGTTGTACACAATCCCAATCATAAGGAAGTAAAGAAAAAAAATCTGTCCATGTAAAATTCCAATACTTGATGGTATCAAAATTTACATCGTCCTCAACTATCAAACAATAATCATCATTTGTATTTTCATAAAAATATTTAATTGCTTTTAGATGTGATAAGCAACAGCCAAGTTCATTTTGAGATACACCGTCAGGTATTCTACCCTTTAAATAACTAGAAACATCATCCTCTCTTCCATCAAACCCAGAAATACATGTATGATTTTTGATTTCCCAATAGTCAAACTGTGATTCCATATATTCTTTACGATGAATATCAGAATCTAAATTAATCCAGTATATATGAGGAATGTTTTTTAATTTATATAATGATTTATTTTTATCCATTATTCAAAATATTTTACTAATTTTTCTTTATCATTTTTAATGTAGTGAATACATTCTTGTAAATCAGGAGTTAGATTATTCCAAAGATTTCCCATTTCAATGGAGGCAGATTCTTTATTGTAGTTCGTCCCCATATCATGTTGTACCTGATGATTATAATCCCTAATTACAGGTCTGCCTTGCAAAAAGGAAATTGAATTCATAACAAGATCCCATCCCCAACCCATTTTCATTTTATCTGGCGTCATAATTTGTTGAAGCCCCCTTTTATAAAAATCATCAATAATATCTCTATGAATAAACCAGACAGTTTCATCTGTACACGCTACCATTTTAATTCCTGGATCTTCAGAATCAATACCATCAATATCAGAATTTTCTGAGGTATACCACACATTAGTCACATCTGGTGCATAAACTCCCCATTCATAAGAACTATAATGTTTTTTTGCATCTTTAACTAATTCTTCATAATTATCGTAAACAGTATCGCCCTGAACATGCATTAATACCTTTTTATCAGACTTAAACAACTCTAATGCTTTGACAAATTGAGCAGTAAAATATGATTCTTCGCAAATATTAATCCATTCTGGTTTAGTATTTTCTTCATCACTATTAATAACTGTCACTTCACCAAAAATTTTTCTTAATGAATCTTCAATGACGTATGTTTTTTCAAATTGATTTTTCCAATTGAATATAAACGGCTGTATGTCAGATGTTCTAATTTGAGAAAAGGTATTATTCATATTTCCATATAATGTTTTGCTCTGAAAATCTTGATATAAAACTTCCAATGAAGGATTAAGTATCCTAGCATAATTAATAATATTAGATGTTTTACCTATGATTGTTTTGCATTTTGATAGTGTAGTTGAATCAATCAATACTTGATCACCTAAAACAATTTTTTGTTCTTGAGAATATTTACTAAAATGTAAGGCATTACTTCCACTTGTTCTAATATGGTCAAAATATAAAATATTAGTAAAATTATGATTTTTTAAAAAATATTCAATAATTATATTAACAATTCCTTCTTCATCTGTACAAACAAAAATTGAATCATAAAAATTTTTATTTAATTCTTCTGAAGCAGAATACAATATGTTTTCTAATGGAATAAAATCGGTATGACCATTAGTTCTATTATCAGTTCCTCTATAATGAATACCAAGAGTATTAGAATAATTTTTTTTATCTTTTGATAACAATTTTTTTATTCTATTATTAAATGGTATATAATTGATATATTCTAATAAATCCAACTCTTTGTAAGTTGGCCATAGTGACAAATCAAATCCAATTTTGCTATCATGATAAACATAGTTATTATTATTAATATCAACTACTTTATTTTCATCGAACCATTCTTTAGGATTTCCATATAAAGAAAACATTTCAGATGATATGTAAATATTCTCTGGTGAAATATTATTTTTTTTACTTAAATATCTTAATGATGTTAAAATCGTAGTATAATTAGAAAGAAATCCTCTTGGCCCATTTTCTAATAAAGCAATATTTGTCATAAAAGTTCTAAAATAGTATTATAAAGTTCTTTTATAGTTGAAAAATAATCAAAAATAAATGTTGAATTAATTTCTATTCCATATGGTAACGAATCAGTTTCCCTATCTCCATACGCTAAGAAAGTTTTATTTTCATCATTAATATTCTCATCAGTAAGTGTAAAACAAAATGGGCCTGAATTTCTACCAATAATTAAATAACAAAATTTAGAAATGTATGATATTTCATTTAAATCACATGTATTAGATTTAATAATATCATCGGTTGAAATAATATTATTAATATTAGTAGTAATTTTTTTTGTTGTGATAAAAATTTTATCTTGATTATTACTAGCTAATGGTTCTAATATTTCAGTCATATCAGTATTGTATGTAGTTTGTCCAGAAAGAGATGGTCCATTACAAACTAATATTTTTTTAGATTTATTTTCAGATAAAAATTTGTCAACATTACTTACATTAAACTTAGAATAATCAACAAATGGATGATAATTTTCTACTGATTTAACTTTAAGATTAACATTAAATTTTTTATTAATTTTATCATAAATGAAAGTAAACATTCTATGAAATCCTCTAAGAGAGCATTCACCATTAAATTCATTATCTGATGAAAAGTATCCACCAATCCAAGTATTAATATAAAAACAATCTTCAGTTTCAATAAATTTTGTGTGCTCCTTTCCCTCTAGAAGTTTAACATGTTTTTCGTGCAATGCTTTAGTCTCTTCTGGGATATTTTGTGTCTTTGCCCAATAAATTGGAAGATTAATATATTCTATATCTAAATCTGCAGTAATAATTGAATTATTTGGGTGAGCAATATAAAATTTAGTATCAAGTTGAGAAGTGATATCTCTTAAAAAAGATTTAATATGAAAGATATCACCATTATGAAAATGGCAAAAAAAACAAATTGATTTCATAATTAAATACCTTTATATAATTTTACAGAATCTTCTCTTAAACTCTTCTCATGAGCGATAGCATCATCAACTAAAATATTGATTGCTTGTACTAATTTGGGTCTTTTTACTTTAAAACAAATATCAATTTTTCTTTTTAGTTCTGCAATCTCTTCATCACTAGTTGCAGCTTGAATTGCATCCTCAAGCATCCACGTTCTAATATGTAAAATCGATAATTTTTCAACAATTTCACCTAGATTATCTGTTGCAATATAATCTACATCTGGAATATTATCTTTAGACGCAAGAACAGTATTTACAGTTTCTTTGATTACAGATTCAATACTTTCTCCAATTTTTTTCATTAAATTTCTCCAAGAATTTTTGCAATAAGTTTAATTTCTCGTTTTGTAACAAACTGATTATTACCTATGTATACACCATTTTCATGTAGAATATCGACATTCGGTACTTCTGGTGAACACTCTATAGAATAATTTTTCATGTAAGGTTGTTTAAGTAAATTTCCACCAACTATAGGGCGATATTCAATTGAATATTGTTCAAACAAGTTAATTAATTTTTCTTTAATTTCTTTTGTTTTACATATAAAAGGAAAACAAAAACAACTATTACCAATATTTAATTGTGTTGGATATAGGTATTCCTTTAAGTTTACTATATCTAAAAATTTAAAATAATTATCTCTTCTTATTTTAATAAATTTATCTAATTTTTTTAATTGTGAAATACCAAGAACTGCTGCTAGTTCAGTATTTCTAAAATTATAACCATCAGTCACAAAAAGAAAAGATTTCTCAATTTGCGGATTGTCCTTAATATAATTTTCAAATTTAGTTGATACTCTTGCAAGACCATGAGATCTCTTCAATTTCATTAAATCATATAGTTCACTATCATTAGTAGAAATCATACCACCTTCAATAGTAGACATATGATGTCCAAAATAAAAACTAAAAGTTGCCCCTATACTATCAGATCCAACTTTTGATCCATTAGATAAAATACATCCATGAGATTCACAAACATCATCAATAATAATTGCATTCGGAAATATTTTTTTATAGCTATTATTATCTGCAGGTATACCTAAAAGATGAGTAACAAATATCATCTTAATATCTGGATGTTTTTTAGCTATTCTTTTTAAATTTTCAATATCAAAACTATAATTTTGGAGATTAATATCACAAAAAATTGGTGTTAATCCAAGTTGAAAAATTGGATTAATATTAGTAACCCATGTGCAAGCAGGAAGAATGACTTTATCACCTTTTTTTAAATTATATTTTTCAATGATAGCCGCCACTAAAAGAAAATTTGCGGTACTTCCAGAGGTTACAAAAAGTGAATGTTTAGATCCAATCCACTTAGACCATTCATTTTCAAATTGAATTACTTTTTCTCCTTGAGTAAACTTATCTGAAGAAAGAACAAAAGATGCAAGATTGACTCTATCTAAAAAAGATAAAGTATTTTTCATTAATGGCCATTTATACTCTGACATAATTTTCCCTATTTTGCAAATACCAATTAATTGTAATTTTTAATCCATCTTCTAATTTTGTTTTAGCTTTCCACCCAAGAGAATTCATTTTGCTGGTATCTAATGCTCTTCTGGGTGTTCCGTTTGGTTTAGAAGTATCCCAAACAATATTACCCTTATATCCGACTAAATTTGAAATTATATTGGATAATTCTGCAATACTTATTTCTCTATGTGGTCCGATATTGATAATTTCTGGATCACTATAATTATTCATTAAAAAAACTAGACCGTCTGCAAGATCATCAGAGAATAAAAACTCTCTAGTGGGTGTCCCATCACCAAGACAAATTACTTCAGGATCATTATTTTCCTTAGCTTGTATAAATCTATTAATAAAACTTGGAATAACATGACATTGTTCTGGAACAAAATTATCATTAATTCCATATAGATTATTTGGCATGACTGATATAGTAGAAAATCCATACTGTTCTGTATATTTTTTGCACATCATATATCCAGCAATTTTTGCCAATGAATATGAAATATTTGTTTCCTCTAAAGGGCCGGTCATTAAATATTCTTCTTTAATTGGAACTGGAGCTAACTTTGGATAGATACAAGCAGATCCAAGAAAAAGAAGTTTTTTGCATTTATTTCGATATGCAGCGTCAATCACATTAGTTTGAATTTGCAAATTTTCTCTAATAAAATCAGCTGGAATCGATTTATTATAACCAATACCACCAACCTTAGCTGCAGCAAGAAAAACATATTCTGGTCGTTGAGATTCAAAAAAATCATTAACGTTTTGTTGATTTGTTAAATCTAATTTTGTTCTTCCAACACCAAATGTATTAATGTAACCAAGCTCCTTAAGTTTTCTAACAATAGCAGACCCCACTAATCCTCTATGTCCAGCAACAAAAATTTTACTATCAAATTTCATTTACACACATATCCTCAACTAATTGTTCAAATGTAATTTTTGGCTTCCATCCCAATTTTTGTTTCGCTTTGGATGCGTCACCCAATAATGTTTCAACTTCAGAAGGTCGAAAATATTTTGAATCAACTTTAATGATTGTTTTTTTGGTAATTTTATCAATACCAATTTCTTCTAGTCCGTCACCTTCCCAGACAATCTTCATGCCGAAATAGGGTGCTGCTACCTCAACAAACTCACGAACCGAATACTGCTCCCCTGTGGCGATTACATAATCATCTGGGGTATCCTGCTGCAGCATCTCCCACATGGCCTCTACAAAGTCTTTAGCGTGCCCCCAGTCTCTCTTTGCATTGAGATTTCCTAGGTAAAGAATTTCCTGTCTTCCTTCAGAAATTGCTTTAAGTCCTCTAGTGATCTTACGAGTAACAAATGTTTCACCACGGCGAGGAGATTCATGATTAAAAAGAATCCCCGTGCAAGCATAAAGTCCATATGCTTCACGATAGTTTTTAGTAATCCAATATCCATAAATTTTTGCCACACCATAAGGCGATCTTGGATAAAATGGAGTTGTTTCTTTTTGTGGTATCTCTTGAACTAATCCAAATAACTCGGAAGTAGATGCTTGATAGATTCTCGTCTTTGATTCCATTCCCAGGAGACGAACTGCTTCAAGAATTCTTAAAGTTCCTAATGCATCCACTTGTCCAGTAAATTCTGGCATTTCAAAAGAAACTTTTACATGACTTTGCGCACCAAGATTATAAATTTCATCCGGTTGAACTTCTTGAATAATTCTAATTAAATTAGTAGAATCCGAAAGATCTCCGTAATGTAAGTGTATTTTATTGTAAATGTGATCAATTTTTCCAGTATTAATTGATGATGATCTTCTAATTATTCCATGTACTTCATAATTTTTTTCTAAGAGTAATTCAGCTAAGTATGAACCATCCTGACCTGTTATGCCAGTTATCAATGCAACTTTCATAAATTTATTTTAATTTTGTGTAAGAAGTTGTATAATTTTTGATATTTCGCTAATTCCAAAAAATGTGCAGATAAACAGTACATCCCATAATTTAAATTTAATTGCAAAAGGAATGCTCAAAAGGCCCCCAATACACTTGAGGGCCAATCCAATTTTAAAATCACCCCATAACATTGTCTGATATCCAATGATTAGTAATACATTTCCAAAATACCTTAAAATACCAGCTCTGTTCATGGGGTGATCGGTAAGTTACATATCTATTTAAGCTACTTCCACTGTCTCAAGATCACTATAAACATATTCCATGAGAATATCATAATCATCGAGAGGATCTCCGGAGAAGACTACTCCTTGATTTTCATAGAAACGACGAACCTTTTTATAAAGTTTTGGATTTTTTACATCAAGATAAAAATCACCATTAGCAGCTGCACGAAGAGTGCTAACGTCTTTCTTGAATTTAGTAATCAGAGTCATTGTTCTGGTGTGTTTACTCAAGTAGTATAGGACAAAAAATCGAGTCTGTCAAGTGGACACTTTGAAAACTGTCTTCAATCTACAGTTTTCTTTTTCAAATAAGTCTCAAATGGATCTTTTCGAGTACGAATAATTTCACATGCTCTCTTATAAAAGTGATTATTTGTATTTCCTGATTCTTCAAATTTATGTTTAATCTTTAGCCAATTATCATAAGTATATTGATCCATTCACCGAACCTCATAATCAAGGCGTTTTACTTTGCGCTGTCTTCTTGCTTCTTGCCACATGATGTCTTCATTTGTAAGAACACCATTTTTCTTGGACTGTACTGAATTTAATAATACAATCTGCGATAAATCCTTGGCAGATATTTTATCATCACGAATTGTTGCCATATTTGGACAACCACAAGTTACTGCTTTACCTGAGCGTGATTCTAGCTCCTTGCCACACATGCGGCATCTAATTTTAATATTTTCCATGATGTATTAAATTTTATTGTTGCATTGGTTGTGCAGGTTGAGTCAAATCTGCACTATCTTCGATTGCTAGTTTTGAATTTTTTTCTGAAATTGATCTCAACATCCAAACAAATTTGCCATGAGTTTCCATCATGTCCTGAACAATATTATCCGTGGCATAAAATCCTTGTTCAGAAGATGCTTGAGAAACTGTTGTAAGAAGTTCCAGAAAAATCAAATTATCTGCGAGAAGACGCTTTACCATCTCTTCCGCTTTTACAATTGGTTTTCCTGGAACAATCTGTTTTTGTCCCATTTCATCAACTTGAGTGATGCTGGACCCCTCTCCGATGGTAGAAACTTCAACGATTCTACTTAATGTACCAACTGGTCGAATATTCAAAAATCTCATATGTTCACTGAAGCGATCTATTTCTTCAAACATAGTATTATATTGTTCACCGAATAAAGTATGCAATTGTTGAAAATCTGGTCCAACAACATTCCAATGAAATACCCATGTTTTATGAAATAGCAAAAATAAATTTGCTTGAATATCACTGATTAATTTATATAGACCTTCCATTTAATTACGTTATTTTTGAATATTTATACTTGCAACGTCTTGGCACAAAAAAGGTGCCCGTTTGGACACCTTTAAGATTTTTAATCTAAACTTCAGAACTTGAATGAAGCTCCAATTCGTCCCACTGGACTATAAGATGCATCACGGACTCCATCATTTTGAGTTGGCCAGAGAAGATCACCAAAGGCGACGAACTTATCACTCAGCCTTCGCTCCACACCAGTTACAAAAATCACTTGAGAACCGTTACCAATGCTGGCTTGACGATTGGATTGCCCATCATTAGTCAGAGCCCACTGGCCACCGCCACCAAAGTATAGATTAGTATTGGAGACCTTAGAACCATCAGAAAGAGTAGATTTACTAACAGACCAATCATAAGTTCCAAGAACACCCAGAGAGGACCCAATTTCACTGTTAGGCCCAGCTGCGAAGTTCACATAAGGACGAAGTGAGACTGAATTCCCCCAAAGAGAAGCAACAGGAATACGACTGACGACGGAAGCTCCGGCAATGGTATCATTATACTCTTTACCACCACCAGTCATACCCTGACGTTGTAGAGTCACTGCAGCGCCTAGATAAGAGCCTACTCCTTTATCTTTTGCTTCGTTGCGAACTTCAAGAGCACTCACACGGGCATTTGTGGCGCCAAGTTCTTTGGCAAATTCAGATCGAAGAGATGCAGCAGTGCGAGCATCAGCTTCAGTATAAAATTGAGTAATATTATCGAGACATGAATTCGTAAGAGCAGCTAGTTCTGCACGAGTTGCAGGCTGACCCGGACGGAAAGTGCCATCGGGATATCCGGCAACACAACCATAGCGTGAAATTAGATTTGAAATTGCCTGATATGACCATTCAGTTGGCTGAACATCACGAAGTTGATTTACGCTCGTAACCTGTGCTATTGCAGGAGCAGAAACAGTAGTAGCGGCAAGTGCAGTAACAGCAAAAATAGAACGAAGTTTCATAAAGTTTTTGTTTTTAGTACTAAACGACAATGTTGTTAAGTATTGACAAAACTTAACATCCTACACACAATAGGACATTTATTTAGGAATGTCAATACTTAACAACGAATAAAAAAGTTCGGTTATCCATACATGATATATGGAAAGCCCCTAGACAGAATTGAACTGTCGTCTCCGCTTTACAAGAACGGTGCATCACCACAATGCTTTAGGGGCTTAATGGCGAGAGGCAGGATTTGAACCTGCGACCTCCAGCTTATGAGACTGGTGAGCTACCAGACTGCTCTACTCCGCTATATGCAAGATAAGTTTTTGGAATCGAACCAAGGTATCCTAATTGATTGCTGCCTTATCTTAGATTTATTTAGCTAGGTAATTTTTGTTTTTCTCGATAACGGTAAGAAGTAAATTGCTGAATTACCTAAAGCCGAAGCCGGGAATCGAACCCGGACCTTTTCTTAGCAGAGAAATGTAATAGAAATTGCTGTCCGTATCTAAAACTAGATAACCGATTGTTTAAGTGCTACCATTACACCACTTCGGCAAAACTAGATAGTTGTTTTTTCCTCTATTGTTGGCGAGAATAAATTGCTGAACTATCTATAAGCGGAGAAGATAAGAGTCGAACTTATTAAGTATCGTGCAGTATTTATCTGAAACTAGATAACCTCCGGTCCCCCAGAGAGCTTCCCCATAAAACAGACAGAGAACTGTCTGATACCAGAACTAGGAATCGAACCTAGACTACCCCCTCCTCATGGTTAATAGAAATTGCTGTCCGTATCTAAAACTAGATAACCGATTTTTAAAGCGTGCTACCATTACACTATTCTGGTGATTAACAGATGGAGAACCATCTGACGCCGAGACTGGGACTCGAACCCAGAACACTCCTTGAAACGAGGATAATAGAATTGCTGTCCGTATCTTAAACAAGATAACCGATTTTAGCGTTTTATCCAATTAAACTATCTCGGCAAAACTAGATGATTTTGTTTGCATAACCAAGCAGTAAATTGCTGAATCATCTATGAGTAGGAAGGGTAAGAATCGAACTTACGACCCACGGCTTTCAAGTGCTAGGAAATTGCTGTTAACATCTAAACAAGATGTATTTTATCGTTGCTCTACCAGCTGAGCTACCTTCCCATAATCAAGATGGTTTTTAATTCGCCAGAATTTGGGGGCAAAGTTTTGAGATTGCTGAACCATCTTTGTTTATTTATCTTAGCAGAAGGGGGAAGAGATTGTCAACCCCCTTCTTGCTATCAGTCAAGATATTTTTATCCTTTTGGAAGTATCTATACCTCTTTTTCTTTGGTATTTTGTTACATTTCCAGCATTAGAAATAAATCCAGTTTCGGTACATTTCCATTTTTGAGATGCAACTTTTTTACCAGTTTCAATTCTTTCTTCTTTTGTTCTTGAGTGCGCTCCAAGACCAAGTTCTTTTGATTTTAATCCTCCAATCTTACCATATTCAATTTTTTCTTCTGTAGTTAGAGAAAATAATCCAACTTTATTTTCTTTATTTTTTAAAGAAACTTTTTTACTACGATTTGTCTTTTGCTCTGGGGTTAAGGAAAAAATTCCAATTCCAAGTTCTTTGGATTTTTTTGAACCTTTTCTACCATTTTCAGACATTTGCTCTTTAGTTTGAGCAAAAATTCCGGTCTTGTTGTTTTTAGTTTTTAAACCTGAATTAATACCATTTTGTTTGCAAATTTGTAGAGATATTCTTCCGCCACAACTTTCATTTAGGCACCATTTATCATTTTGATAAAATGGTTTTATTAACCTATCCTCAACTAAATTTGCATTTAACCAACCATCATCAGAATACTCAAATAATTCTAGAATTTCTTTTTTAGGAGTATAAAGTTCCCAACACCATTTGTGCGTTTTTGGTGAACCCCAATATTCTTCACCAAATACCTTTTCTTTATGAACTCCATAGTAATAATAAGGAACTTCTTCAAAAGTAATCTTATATGTATAAATGCGTGGTTGCATAACTGCTCTTTGATTGACTGACTTAAATATTTATAAGAGATGGGGGAATAATCCCCCACCAATCCTGAAAAGATGTCAGTCAATCTCAGGCACTTCTATTTATGCCGAAAATACTTCCCCAATTGCAGAATACCTATCTGAATAAACTGCATCATTCATCACATCTACTGGCGTAATGAGAGTATCATTAAGTACCGATTTTAGAATTGAAGGGGAGCATCCAGAAACTAATGAAGTCCCAGTGTCATGCGCTTGAATAGGAACATTTCCTCCAATAGCATTTACATTCCAAAACACTAAACTCGGCATTTCATACCCTGCCTTACGGTAGAGTTTTTGAATTTGCTCAAAGTTAGTTCTCTTGTTAGATTTGCAGCATTGGTCAAACTGCATGTCAGAGACAATGATCAGTTTCTGAGGCATATCCTCTGCAGGAACATTATTCGTTACACCAGCATCAAGAACGGTCTTGAACACTGCAATCAGGTCAGTGTTCATTCCCCATTCTGCACGGGCAAGATTTTCAATCCGCTTACCGATGGTAGAACCAACGATGGATTGAAGTTTAGGACTTGCAGAGAAAGTCAGGAACTTGTTCTTCCAAACTTCAGCAGTATTACGCTCTGCAATGTACATTGCAAGAGAGATTGAAACTGCCATAGGACGACCATACATCGATCCAGAAACATCTGCAACAACGAGTCCATTGAACTCCTTACCTTCCATGTAGTTAGGAAGTGCTTCCCACTGTAGGTCGATAGTTTTATCGTTGCGAGCACCCTTGTAGAGATACTGTTCAACAATATCATAAGGATACAGAGTCGATGCATTGATCTTTGCTTCACCCTTCGCAACAGCATTCAAATACTCTTGGTAACGAACACCGTCTTGCTTTGCAAATGCCTTACGGTACATGAAAGCAGCACGGGAAGGAAGCTTGGAATAATCAATTGCAGACCATTCCTTAGAGCACATTGACTTCTCGACAACGTTGATATGAGTACGCAGATTGCTCAGAATCTTACGATACTCACGCTCAGTCAGACCAAGATGAGCAGCGATCTTACGACCCAGACGCTTAGTATCTTTGCTAGAAGCATTGATAGAAGGCAGCCACTTTGCAAGCAGAGAAACAGGTTCACCTGCCTTGTAAGAAATACGGTCGATATTCAGCTGATTCTGAATTGCATTCAGCACAGTTTCCCATACAGAAGTGTTTTCTAGAACAAGCAGGTCGTCCCAGCGTCCATATTCAGGAACCAAAGAAACCAGCTTTGCCCCAATTTCACCATTTTCTTCAACAAGATATTTGAACAGTTGACGGAAAACAGCACGCTCTCCCTGACCACCACGAATGTCCCGTGCCCAGAAGAGAATACGAGTTGCAGTTTCAGGATTTTCGGCATACGCATGAGCAAACAGTTTTTGTGCTTGATTCAGATCGTTACGGCAAGCAGCAATTTTTCCAAAGAGGTCAAGACACTTGTTCAGAGTGGATTCGTAAGCTTTTGCACCGTTCAGAGTTACGGTGTCATTCATTTGAGATTCGAGAGCTGCGATAAAAGTCATAATGATTTCTCCAAGTTGATTTTTTGTTGTGATATAACAATTTTGAATTGCTGTATCAACTTTACACCAGAAGGTGATGCCCGATACAGGTTCTGCCCCTGTCGATGCCTGCTTGTAAGGCAGGTCCCGTCACTAGCTGGGTCATCGGGCTTTGGGGAGGTCTCTCAACCACCCTTTAAGAATACCAGGAAGTCGCTCGTCTGTCAACTCCCTTGTGACAGTTCTGAAACCGTCCTCAACCAATTACATAGTCTTTCCATTCAGAAACTTTACTCTTTTCGAGATCCAGATGCACACGGTTAAGTGGAGCAAATGGCTTTCTCTTCAAAGTCATACTAGTTTCAGAAAGTAATTGATTTCCTTTCTTTAAGTTACATTTGGTGCAGCAGGCAACTAGATTTTCCCATGTGTCCTGTCCACCTTTTGAACGAGGAATCACATGGTCAATCGTTAGATCTTTCTTGGATCCGCAATATTGACATTCATGATCATCCCTTTTGTAGATTAAAGCTCTTGTTGGGTAAGAGTTCATCCCAACTCTAAAAGGAATTCTTACATAACTAACCAAACGAATCACACGCTTGGTAATAAGCTTTGCCTTCTCCTTGAACAGAAGAACGACAGCTCTTTTCCAGTTAGTAAAATGTAATGGTTCGTAAGAACTGTTTAGAACCAAGACTGTGCTATTTGGTTCTACGGATTCCATTGTTTTCTATTGCACCTCGTAATATTTAGATTTTAAGTGGCACCCTCTGCAGGATTCGAACCTGCGACAACCTTGGTTCGTAGCCAAGTGCTCTAGTCCACTGAGCTAAGAGGGTATGGCGAAGGGTAGAGGACTTGAACCCCCACTAATTCTTTTGGAGAGAATCGTGCTACCAATTACACTAACCCAACAAATTTGGATATAAAATCCAATACCGAAGGTCGGAATCGAACCGACACATAATCTGTTTTTGAGACAGACCCCTATACCAGTTTGGGCACTTCGGCATATACCCGAGGTCGGATTCGAACCGACGACTTCTCGATTTTAAGTCGAGCACCTCTTCCGCTGGGTCACACGGGCATGTGTGGGACAATCGTAAGGTAGAACCTTCAGATTGTCAAGTGCTCCACCCCAGACTCGAACTGGGACCCCGAAGGAGTAGATCCTAAATCTACCGTGTATACCAAATTTCACCAGTGGAGCTTATAGTTTTATTTTAGCCATTTTCTGATTGCATTATCGGAAACATGATATTTTTTACCGAGAGAAACATAAGTTTCAGTTTTAAGTTCATTTAATAATTGTTCTTTACTGGGTCTTTCAACTTTTCTTCTTGTTTTTGAATAGCAAGATGAGCATAAACCAGTTTTTGAATTAGTTTTTAATTCAACAGAACACTCTGAGCATTGATATGTTTCAACTTTTTTGTAAGTTGGTTTATGTTTAATATTTTTCCCACAATATGTGGGAGTTTTAGCATGGCAATTTGGGCATAATATTTGTAAATTTTCTAATCTGTTATTAGTATGATTTCCATCAATATGGTCTAGTTGTAGAGGTATCGGTTCTCCTAACCACTCTTCAAGTCCACAACATTCACATTTATGTTGTTTAATACCATCTCTAATCAGTCTTTTTCTCAAATTATTTGATTTATAGGAACTATTTTCGACTAAAATTTCAGACAAAGGTCTAGTGTTAAATCTATGAGATTTTCCTTTTAAGTGAGATTGCCCTGTAAAATGTGAGGTGTCTATATTATATAATAGTTGTAATCTATTGAAAACCCTATAATTAGTTCCATTTGATGGAAGCCCAAGTTTAGTGAATGTTTGAGCTATAGAGTAGCTATTTTCGACGGCATTTTTGAATTCGTCTAAAGTATAAGAATACTTTTTCATATAGTAGGAGATGATGTACTAGTATTTATATTAGTCTAACAATAAAATATGTTGACACTTTTAACATATTTTATTGTTAAAAGTGTCAACATTGTTGGGCTACACTCCCAAAAAATTCTAGAAATCTAGAATTCAAATAACTTATGACTATATATCAGTCATGCTGTTCAGAATAGTCTTTGCTGGTGAATCCTTCACGGGTAGCTACAACCCGATTATCACTACCAAACATATCTTCCAGAACATCCTCCATAGGATCACTATGAATGAAAGTTGAAAGAATTTTAGTAGATTCAGGATTCACACCTACATATTCTTTGGCAATCTTTTCGATACCCCAATTACCACATCCCCAAATGCCTTCAGTTTCACCATCATATTCTTCCCAACGCAGATCCGAAATGTCATCGGGTTCAGTTGCATTGGAGAAAGTCAGACAATTGATGCCAAACTCACAAGGTTGACCATCGTTAAAATATGGCGCATATTGCGTCCAAGTCACAACATTGATTCCAGGATTTTCTTCCCAGAACTCTTTGAAGACTTCTTTGAATTTTTCTTGTGCTCGTTTCTGAAAAGTACTACGGAAGTCGTTATACTCTTGAATAAAGGAGTCAATAGTTTGTTGGTTCATAATAATTAGTCCGCAAGTGAAATGAATTTGGTTTCCTTTTTGTGAGCCTTGTTTGTACCTGACATCCAAGGTTCAGCAGTCATGTTTTTGAGATAATTCTCTGGAGTTGGAATAAATCCAAGATCTTGAAGAATGTGATCTTCCGCTACGTCTCGGGGAGAGTAGGAAATACCAGCAGAATTAGTTCTCACCCTACCAAACATTTGTTCGACAAGGTAGCATCCAAAAGAAGAGTGAAGAATTGCTCTGTGTCGAATATCGGGAAAAGCAATCTTGCTGCTATCAATGAAATCATCAATATCAGCATAATCTTCTGGGTTGCCTCCATACTTCTTAGCATGAATTCTTCCGTGAAGAAAAGGTTTCATTGATTTTGTTGTTTACCTTGTAAGAATACTACGAATGACCGCTAGAGTCAAGTCGTAGGTGCCAGTTTAGAAACTGGCAATGTCCGAGGCGGGATTTGAACCCGCACTGCCTACCCCCTCAAGATAGTGCCTCCTACCAATTGCGCTACTCGGACTGGTTCCAGAACTAGGATTCGAACCTAGATAAACGCCTTCAAAGGGCGGTGTCCTGCCAGTTAGACGATTCTGGATTGGAGCACCGGGTCGGATTTGAACCGATGACATCAACCTTGGCAAGGTTGCGTTCTACCACTGAACTAAATCCTCAATTAGAAGGAAACTGTTTTTAGTCCACTTAAACTACCCCGCAACCCATGGTTAGGGAATGCCCCTGACGGGCTCCATTAGTGCTGGATCTGGATTCGAACCATGATCTTTTTCCTTCTATGGTACATAAAGTACCAATGGAGAATAGGGGACTCGAACCCCTGACATTCTGCTTGCAAAGCAGACGCTCTACCAACTGAGCTAAGACCCCATTTGGCGGCCATTTTGTTAAAGCGGTATAGCCGAACCGCATCAATGGAGAATGTTTGGACCATTCTCAAGTCGGGAATGAAGGAATCGAACCTTCTTCGCCGCTTCCCAAAAGCGGAGTGTTAAACCAGTATACTAATTCCCGATTGACAGAGAGACTATCTAGAATTATCTCCCCGGCCTAGAAATTCTAGGACTTAGCCTGATGTTCATAAGAACAGAGCAGTGACAGTGTATTTAGAAGTGAACCAAATACACGAGTAGGAGAGGAGGGAATCGAACCCCCGATGGTTCCTATGTAACCGCTTTACAGGCGGCAGCCACACATATTGCCAACAGTAGCCACACTCCCAAAACTAGATGATTGTTTTTCTACCCAAAAGAAAGTAAGAAATTGCTGAATCATCTAAATGAGGCCGGAGAGAATCGAACTCTCATAGACGGGTTAAAAGCCCGCTGCAGTTGAACCACATTGCTACGACCCCAAATAATATAGGATTTATCTTAAATTGTCGAGGTTCTTGTGGTCTCTCTCAACCACTCACTTAGAATACCACCTTTCGGACCGTTTGGGGTGATTGGTGGACACTCGGGAAACTGTCCCGAGAAACAAAAAAGGGGAAGAAACTTTTGGTTTCCTCCCCTTTTGGTATTATGGTTGAAAGATATATTATTCTTCCATAATACCAAAAGGGGACTGATCCGCAATATGGCCGCAGAGATATGCGGGCATATTATCCCAAACTGGATTATTAAATTCAGTTTTTAGTGACGAGCGAATCATTGTTTTGTTTAACAAGTATGTTTTATTTATAAGACTTTTTTTTTTCAAAAAGTCAAGAGCGGCTGATCGGACTTGAACCGACGACGTTCTGCTTGGAAGGCAGACATTCTACCACTGAATTACAACCGCATTTAGACAATTATAAGGTATTTATACCAAATTGTCAAGTCTAAAGATTATAGTCATATTCCCATTTTCTTTTTGGAACTTTTTTGTTGTTATAAGTTGCAGCGCAACTTTTATTGCAAAATTTAGGATTGATTGTTTCTTTTTGACAATTTAGACACTTCATTATATTTGAACCTCCTAACTAATATTATTTATATTGCAAGAGGTTCAAATAACGTCTCAGGCTGGACTCGAACCAGCGACCAACTGCTTAGCTTACCACTACGGATTTCCCCGCCAATTGTTTGTGGTCTGGACTTTCTCTTTACCATATCCAAAGGACTTAGGCACTTCCCGTAAAGTCTCTACACCTTCAAGATTTTTCTTGCTTGGCTCGGGATTGTCATAATCAAATAATGACCTTAGAGTTCCCCGAATTTGAGAAGTTACATTTATAGAATTTCTCCTATAAAGCTCCAAAATAAAGGCAGATGCTCTATTCCACTGAGCTACTGAGACATAAGACAATCATAAGATGCAAATCTTAGATTGTCAAGTAGGAGCGGGGGGACTCGAACCCCCACGGTCAGAGACCAACGCATTTTAAGTGCGGTGCGGCTACCTATTACGCCACGCTCCCAATTCCTCTTATGTGATTATCAACATTAACGTAGTGAGCGGGTTAAACACAAATTACCCATTTTATGCTCACGTTCCCTAACACCAATTTTATATTGGATTCTTAGTTTCATACGTTAAGTGGTTGAATCACTATGGCATTAAGAGGAAATGCCTTGACTCCGAAGAGTCAATACTCGCCCAGGGTAACGATCCCTGCCAAAGGCCGTAATCTGCGGCAAAGGGTTTATAAGACCCCTCTGAACACCTGTTCTGACGAGCTAGAAAACAATCATAAGACCTTTGCCTCAGATTGTCAAGGGGAGAGTTTCATGTGGTGAAACGATTTCCAACATAAGTCTCAGACTCACTTTAGATCTATTTATGAGGTGGGCTTTCACTCTCCCCTTTTCAAGTAAGTTTACTGATGCTTATCCTTAAAACTCAGTATAAAATAGATAAGCAGATGACAATCATAAACCACAAAGGCCAGATTGTCAATTCCTCTGGTCAGATTTGAACTGACAAACCCGAAGGCGGTTGATTTTGAGTCAACTGCGTTTACCGTTTCGCCACAGAGGATTAAGAAGACAATCATAAACCACAAAGGCCAGATTGTCAAGTGCTCGTTGTGGGGATCGAACCCACCTCAGGCGAATTATGAGTTCGCTGCTTTCAACCAGAGAGCTAAACGAGCGGGCGATCTCTCAACCACCCCTGAATAATATCCTAGTTACCCGGCTTCGGCTCAGGTGGTGTGCCAGTTTTGAAGGTGTCTGGGCATCCTTCATATTATAAAGTATCCATTCCTAATACTATTTATTTGCACTATTATCAGTAATGATCATCTTCACAATTTACATTTTCATCCAATTGATTTAGAATATCATAAATCCAATCTTCACTCATAGAAAATACAATCTTTTCGGCTGAACTAAAATCATATGCATAACCTTCGTTAATAAGATATGAAATTAAATAATCGACTTCTTCACGATTAAATTTAACAATTTTATTTCCCGGCATTTCTTTTTTAAGATCTTCAATCTTTTTAGAGATTTTTGCCGATTTAGAAACACTTGTTCTTATTAATGCATCGCTAGCATTTTGAGCCAATTTATGTTTATGTTTTGATTGTGATACCAATTCCCTCATCTTTCTCTTAATTCCTGGACGATATTTGGCAAATGGTTTCTTAGATAAACGTCTGACTTCATCTCGATTTTTTAAAATATCTGAAGCAAGTTGAGCATGTCTACCTTGCACAAGCTCAGTTTTATAGTCATCCAATTCTTTAAATTCTTCAGTATAAATTGACGAATAAGCTTCTTGAAGATTAAAAATATCTTTTGAGACCATGTTAATAATACTTTTTAGATATTTATAAAAAAAGGAGGCCATAAAGACCTCCTCAAAACTCAAATCACTCGATAACAAACTCGGGCATGTCCTTGGCCAGGTGAGGCAATTTGAGAAAAAGATCCATAGGACATATCCAAGCCACGACTCGCAACATAAGGTCCCCTATCTGTTACTTTTACCACTACAGAACGCCCAGTAGAAGGATTTGTAACTCGAAGACGAGTCCCAAAAGGAAGCCATGGATGTGCTACTGTATTCCCATAAGCATTAAATCGCTGCCCACTTGCAGTAGTACCTCCATGAAATCCATCATTCACCCCATAAAAAGATGCAGAAGTGCAATTTGAGGCTTCTACACTCAGAGGAAGAAGTGTAGAAGAAAGAATAGCAAGAATCGAAAGTGTTTTAATCATAATCAAGAATCAACGGTTTGATATTGGAATTTATTGAGATATTGATTTGCATAATGTTCTCTCGGGCCTTTGATGCCCCAACGAATCCATTTATATGCAAGTCTCATATAATCATTTATAGATTTCCCAGGAGTTTTCATTCCATCTTCAATCATCTTCCAATCTCTCTCATAAAACATATATTGGATTTGTGTATCGAGAGATGAAGGATCTCCACCAATCTTAGCAGCAAATTGTCCTAATCCATAATATCGATCTGATGATGTCCACTGAATTGCACCGTATCCACCAGATCTACATTGATGATATAAAACTCTTGCTCCACCTTCACAAATATTGGAGACAAACATTGATTCTTGTTTAATGTTTGCCATAATCGTAGCAAGAGCATTTTTATCGAGAATTCCTTGATCTTGAAGTGTATTCAAAACAAAGGATTCATTTTCATTACAACCTTTACAAACTAGCCTCTTCTCTTTTGGCTTTTCTTCTGGTTCAACAACCTCGGTGGTCGCTGTTTGAGAATTCATTGAGATGATACTTTTTGAATTCTCTGGCAGTGTTGCCATGTTGGTCGTAACCGTTGCCATAAGAGGCAGGGCTACAGTAAAGAAATTTAGCATTTAAATACATTGAACTCTACATCCGTATAGAGAAAGGTCACAACCTTCTTCTCAGAAGGCAATCTCCACGGCTCTAAATCACCAATTCATAATGAAAATTTATTTATAATTTGGTGATGGACAAAGCCTAGCACGACGTCATGAGGCTGTCAAGGAGCGACTCATAAATATTTCTAATGTGAAAGATCAAGATATGGAATGGGAATATAATGGAGAGATTTTTACTGAAGCACCTAAAGGAATAGAAGGATTTGTTTATCTAATTACAAATTTAATTAATAACAAAAAATATATTGGTAAAAAAAACTTTTGGACTCGAAGAAAAGATAATAAAACAGGAAGAAGAAAAACTAAAGAAAGTGATTGGAAGAACTATTATAGTTCTTGTGATGAACTAAAAGAAGATGTTAAAGAATTAGGTAAAAATAATTTCTCCAGAAAGATACTTTATCTTTGTCCTCATAAGAAGTCAATGTCATACTATGAAACTTATGAACAGTTCATTAGAAATGTTTTAATGTCTGAAGAGTATTATAATACAAATATAGAAGGTAAGTTTTTTAGTTCTGAAAAAGAAAGAATCTACGAATCTGTTTCCAAATCCATAGATTCTTAAAGTTTTTACTTAAATGTCTTTAAAGGTCTTAAAGAAACTTAAAGACACAACCCACCCTTCATCGATGACAAAGCTAGTCTACATGGATTTGGGGGTCTTGTCAACCCCCTCTTTTTATGCTATGATTTTGCCATAGAGAGATCGACAAAGATAATGAATTACTTATTGTTTTGGAATATTTTTTATAATTTTATTTACTTCAATATGCTTGAGATATGTAATATTCAACAAGATCATCCCATTCATATTCACTCAAATCATAACCCTCATCTAATAGATTATCTACCCATTCCGAAATATGAACAGATAATAGATAATTCTCATATTCCTCCATGATGGATTGAATAGATTGTTCATTCATTTCCAACATAATATAATTCGCTTCATCTAAACTATCAGCGTGACCACGATCGATTAGATATTCTAGAATAATATCATAAGCATCATTCTCATAAGATTGTTTTAACAAAGTAGTGGAAGCAGGTGTTGGTTTTCTTTGTGCTGGTTGTTGAGGTCTAGCTGGTGTATTTGCAGTAGGAATTACGGTGGGTCTAATTGGTGTAGCTGCTGGTCCTGGTTTTGGAGTTGCAGCAATTGCAGCATTCGGATTTGAAACTAATGATTGTTGGCCTGATGTTCCAGCCATTGTGCTTTGAAATGACGGAGACTGAACACTAGGAGTTAATGAAAGTCTTGGTCTGAAACTTCTCATTAAAGGATTATCAGTTTGTGCAGTTCCACGAATCCTGGCTCTTTCATCTGCGGCAGCAGCTAGTTTTGGATTTGCCATTCTCCAGACATTCATTCCAGTTGCAGCTGCACCTTGAGTATCCCCACTCTTCATTTGTTGACCCCAGACTCCCATTCCACTTTTGATTTTTTCGGCGGTTGGAAGATTTGCTGGAGATTGTGGTCTAGCAGGAGTCGCTGAGGTAGGTCTAGGAGCCCCTGCAGCAGGGGTAGAAGGTGAAGCAGCTGGGGATGACGCAGGAGCCCCTCCAGCGGGCTTAGAGGCTCCTCCAGCGGGCGCTGAGGATGCAGGAGCCCCTCCAGC